TCGTCCTTAAGCCAACTAAATCTGTGCATGTATGCACCATTAAGACTTGTATCATTTACAAAGTTTTGTGTTACTACAGCATTGCTAGGATGTCCGCAATTCCAAAGAACAACACTCGACCAATTTTTGCGTGGATACATTGTTTGTTTTTGTCCATCCATTTTTGTATCTTCAGTTATTTTATAATCATGCTGAACACACATAACAGCATACTTGTCATCTGCCTGATCAAACAATTCTTTAATATCAGTAGTAAGTATCATATCACTGTCCATGAACAATGCCCAACCCTTAAAATTCATAAGCTCAGGAATAAGAAAACGTGTAAATGTAAATTCGGTTGATGCTAGTTTATCAATAGGACGATTATACCATCCTGCATCTCGTAGTTCCTGTTGTTTTAATGGTCGCACATCTGCATTGGGCTGTTTACTAATAATACTGTGCTTGCATACTTGATATGCAATGTCTTCTCTTGTATCGTATCCTACAAATACTTTCATTATTCCTCCAACATCCTTTTGGCTTTACCTGATTTTAATTCACTCAAATGAAATTGTCCATATGCTAAATGATTCCCCCATGCCTGAAGTTTATCTCTATCAGGATAATAAGGAGTTTCAATCTTGGAAAGATCATTTGATGCTACCGGAGACGCTGCACTTGTCGGTGCTAGAGCAAATACCGGTATGCCATGAAATATAGATTCGACGGCTGCATTTGAATTAAACGTTACTAGAGCATATACATCGTCGTTAAGTGCCTGTTCTAGTGTGTCAGTTACTAACCTATCCAATCTAAGTTTATTTCTGCGTCTTACTTCTACGGGTCTATCTGTAAACTTCTTAATTTCTGTAATTGTATCTGCTAACCATTGATCTAAATCTTTTTCGTAAAACTTCATTGGTTTTTCGTCCGGCGCAGCAATAAGAATTTTTCTTCCATCCTTTTTCCAAGGTTTAAATTTTTTATTAAATGCTTCGAACCTATCATTTGGTCTTTCAATAATTGTGTTTCCATGTTGTAGATCGTTCTTAACAATTCTGTGCCAGTATTTCCAACCATTGGGGTTGCTTTGTGTTGGTTCATTACCCCAATACCCTGTATCAATATAGTAAAAGTCTCTGTTGTCTTCCCAACAGCGATGCATAATTTTTTTCTTTAGGATACCTCGTAATACAATAGGATCTTCGGAGTCGTCATAGTTAAAATATCTAGAATCTACGGTAGGAGAACTGCAACCGTTAGCAAATGAATTAACATACGGGTCTTTATTATCCTTGCTTAAAAATATCCAATTTCTCATTGTCTTTCGATATCCTCTTCAATACAATTTTCACCGTATTGTATTTCAACAACTCTTAATGGTTTATCAGTTTCATTTGATAACTGGTGCCATTCATTTGTAGAAATATGCAAACTTTTATGCTGTTCGAACACTCCGTAAAGTTCGTAATCAGTAGTCTGTGTGTCGATGGTATAAACTGTCGCAGTTCCTTCTGCAACAAACCAATGTTCTGAACGTTGTTTATGTCGTTGCATTGATAAACGCTTTCCGGAATCTACTGTAAGTTCTTTCACTTTAGTATGATTATCGTATTCGTGTATAACACGGTAATAACCCCAATCTCGTTTTGTTTTTGGTGCTTTCCATTCAGTGAGTATCCAACTGCTTGAATTCTTTTTATCCTCTCCTCCTACACCAAACTTGAAAGAAAGTCTAGGATCGGTTACCGAAAGCATTTCTAAAATATTACCCTCAGTCCTATCGCCGCCATTAGCAAAAATTATTTTCTCACCGCTTTTCCAAAAATTTAAAACATACTTAATTGCTTCTGTGGCACTATCATTACTGTCATCAAATTCTATCACTTGATCAACACACCCTAGTGCTTCGATAATGGCTGCACGTTCGTTCCAAGGCATAAATGCTCTACCTTTCTTTCGCTCTAACCATTCGTCGGAATTAACTCCAACAACTAGGTAGTCTCCTAAATCTTTTGCTGCGTTGAAATAGGCAATGTGTCCTGAATGTAGTGGATCAAACCCACCTGTTACTAATACAATTGTGTTCATGCTTATATTTATGTGACCAGTTAATTGGATAAATATAGAAGTGAAAAAGGAATAATCATGAAAATACTAATATGTGGCTTGCCAGGTAGCGGCAAAACTACTTTGGCAGAACCCTTTAGCAAACTAATTGGCGCAGTGTGGATAAATGCTGACGCTGTCAGAAAGGAATACAATGACTGGGATTTTACACCAGAAGGTCGTATTCGTCAAGCACAACGTATGCGTTATCTAGCAGATGGAATAGTAAAGGCTGGAAAAATATGCGTTGCAGATTTTGTAGCACCCACTCCGCAAGCACGTGATGAATTCGGTGCAGATTTTGTGGTATGGATGGATACAATCAAGGAAGGCCGTTTTGAGGATACAAACAAGATGTATGTTCCATTAGAGAAAGGTCAATACGATTATCATGTAGCCGAATGGTTTAATGATACTCATGTCCAACTAATGGATGTTGTTTCTAAGTATTTGCAAAATGGTAGCAAGAACTAGACACTTAGCCAAGGCAGTGACCTGGCGAATTATTGCGAGCACAACTACGGCATTGATTGCCTATATGTTTGGCTTGCCACCAAAGGCAGTAGGTGCTGTCTTTGCAGCCGATCTCGTCATCAAGTTTGTTTTATACTACATACATGAACGAGTTTGGTATAAACACATAACATTTGGAGTCAAAGATGTTTGATTGGAAGAAGCCAACTACGGAGATGTTAGGTAGATGGCAACCGTGGCACCCAGGCCACACAGCACTGTTTAAAAAAGCATTTGCTGAAACTGGACAAGTAGTAATCATGGTAAGAGATGTGGGAGGTATCGTCGGCGAGGATGCTGGTGGGGGTCGAACCGCTAATCAAAACGATAATCCATTTGAATGGGATCAAGTAAAAAATAATATTATCGATGCATTATGGAAGGAGGACTTCCGTGAAAATGAAGATTATATTATTATGAAAGTTCCTAATATAGTTGATATAAGTTATGGAAGAGGTGTAGGATATACTTTCACAGAACACAATCTAGGTGAAGATATACACAATATCAGTGCTACAAAAATACGTGCTAAACTAAGAGAAGAAGGTAAACTTTAAAGAGTTGCATCGTCTAGGCCAGCGGTTCTAAGTTTAACAATGTTGGATATTTGCCACTGCTTGATGTCAAGCCCTTTAATGATGCCTAACCACTTATTACGCAATAGGGCAAATTCATTGATAATCTTTTCAAAATCTACAACATCATTTTCACCATCTACAAACTTTTCAGCATCTCTCGAACTTAATGCACGTTGATAGTTCTCAACATACTTTCTAAAGTGCGAAGCACGTAGACGACGAAGTTCAATATTAAGATATTCTAGGATGGCTTCGATCTCTTGAAGTTGGCTGAACCGTGTTTCAACGATAGCAGGCATCGTTGCTGATGCCATCTCTATTCTTCCTTTGATGTTTGTTTCTTTCTTTGCTTCTAATAGTTCGGATTCGAAATACTTTGCAGCATCTGGAATAGTCGAAATATCTTTTGAAACACGGTCATACCAATTTGTCATTTAGTCATCCCATTCGTCTTGTTCGCCGGGTTCGTCTTCGATTGCATATTCGATTGCTGTGTCAAGATATGTATCTATACCTAACATACCTTCTAGTGTTGACTCTGCAATTCCATAATCAAGTAGTGTGTTAACAAACTCGGCAGCGGCTTCTTGCTTGTCCTTGTCAGGAATTCGTTCACCTAGAACGTTCCAAATATCAGCAAGTAGATCCTGGTTCATATTTTTACTCTCCATTGACAGATTCTGTTTCTACCTCCACGGCTTCTTCTGCATCTGCAATGTCGGGCTTGTTGGCAATGTCATTAATAATCATATCTAACTTCTCACCAATCCACGCTTTTCTATACTCCAAATGCGTTTCTCCGTTAAGGTCAGTGTATTTAAGTCTATTACCGTCTTTCTTAAGTAAACCTTTCGCCTCGAAAAGATCTACAAGTCCACTGTAAGGATCCATTCCTGTTTCGTATGGAATTTTAACTTGAACTGATTCAAATGGTTTTGCGTAACGTGTTTTCATTACCTTACAGGCTGCTCTAATACCTTGCACTGTGGTTACTTTATTGCCGTCTAAATCTTCCTTAAGTTTTAGTTTACGCATTGCAACAACAATACTCGATGCGTAGATAAAGCCTTGACCACCACTAATTTTATCATCTGGATCAAACATATCCTGTGATGCATACGTGTGGTTAGTGCATACCATACCTACATTATAACTACCAATCATGTTAACTGTGTTACGAACGAGTGCTGTTAATGCCTTAGGCTTACGACCCATATCACCCTTCATATCACCCTTTTGAAATTGATCAACGTCAGTGGGTGTTAATAACATACCCAAACTATCAATAACAAATAACACTTTAGGACGTTCTTCTTCAGCCATGTCTCTATATTCTTTCATGAATTCAGAAACGGTTTTAGCAACGTCATCGATCATGCTCATGTTAAGTTTAAGCAGTTTATCTTCTGATGTGTCAACATTTAATGCTTGTAGCCATTTTTCATCTAGTGCATTTTCACTGTCAACTAACACAACAAAAATACCCTGTTCCTGTGCTGCCTTCACGATGTTTGCTGAACAGAAGTAAGATTTGCCTGAACCAGATTCACCCGCAAACACGGTAACCTTACCCAGTGGAACGCCCTTGTGGAAGTCGCCACTGATCAAATAGTTTAGTGCTAGGTTTCCCGTAGAAACCCAGTCAGTAGGATCATTAAATCCCACACCAAGGCCATCAATGCTCTTGGTTAGTGTCTTTCTAAATTTAGTAATGTCAAATGCTTTTGCCATAATTACCTTTCCTTTGTTAAGAAGCGTGTGAGATCTCGCTGGATACCGTATGGAGATTTTTGCCGGAACTCACACACAAACTGTTTACTGCTGTCTGTTACGGATCATTGCCAAAATGTCCTGAGCCCTGTTAGCACTGTCTCCACCTTCTGCAGGTGTTTCAGATGCTACTGCTGGTGCTGCCTCTGCTTGTGGAGCAGGTGCTGCCTCAGTTACTGGAGCCGCTTGTGGTGCTGGAGCAGATGGTTTGGCCTTGTTAGGATCACCTGTAGCCTGGCCCATTCCGGCTGGCTTAAAGTATTGTCCCCACTTGTCCATATCATATGCTTCACCATCAACTGATGCTTCAAACATTTCTTTCATAACCTGTAGTTCAACTTCACCTGGCTTCTTAGGAAGGAAGTCATTTAAGTTAAACAGGCCATTTGCTTGGACTGCTGCATTTTCTTCTTCAGTTAATGCACGCTCTCTACGTGACCATTGCGAAGTAGAATAATCAGCGTAACCGCCTTTGCTTGTTTTCTTAATACGGAAGTCAACACCCTTCATGTAATCAGTTGGTAATTCTTCCAACTCAGGATCCATTAATGCACCCTTGATAATTTGAAAAATTTGTGGACCAATGATAAAACGTCTAATTGGATTTTCCGGTGTCTTGTCTTCGCCAATCGGATCCTCGTTTACGAAACCTTGGAAAATATAAGAACGCTTCTTCCAATACTTACGACCCATGTCCTCAAGACTCTTGTCCTTAAACCATGGACGAACTTCTGAAAGAATTGGACACGCAGTTCCGTCATTATACATTTCCACACATGGAACCTGCACAATTACGTTACGGTTGTCCGACTCGCCTTTAATACCTGCGAAAGGTAATTTAATCATCGCACGTTCTACCCAAAAGAATGTGTTGTCAGTGTTACCGTCTGGTAAGAATCTTACCACGGCTTCCTTGCCTTCTTGCATATTCCAATGTGGGTAAATTGCGTTGTCTCCGCCACCAGTAGAATTACCAGTTGAGCGATTTTGCTGTTCCGCTAGTTTTGCGCGGATTTCTGCTAATGATGCCATTTTGTAGCCTCCTTTGTTTGCCTAATAAAAAATGTCATTTATGCCTAATGCATACTTACTATTATATGCAATGTTATTTATCTTGTCAACAGGAATTTTAACTAAAAGTGAATTTGTTTAACCAAACTAGGTTAAATTTTTAGATCTGCACAAATTTCTATTTGTGTAACGGTTAGTTCTTTTAAATCTCGTTGGCAGTCTACGCCGTGTATTTCGATTGGTTCTAAAACAATATCTGGATCGCCCCAGCGTTCGTCCCACGGTCCGTGCCAAATCAAAAAAGCAAAAACAACTAGAACAACTACAAGTCCCACAGGACTAGGTTGTGGTGCTTTGGCCATATTATAATCTCCTAAACGCAGTCGCCTGTGTCTAATAATCTAATATAAACTCCCCGATCGTATTCTTTTTTAGACATCCATTCGCCTTTACTATAAACACAAAAGGTTCCGTCTTGTGCATATGCTTGTTGTCCTTCAAACGGATCGGAAACTTCTTTTACTATAATTTCTTTCATATTCATTCCTTTTGGGAATTTAAAAAACTGCTCCACCTTGTAGGCAGAGCAGGTGATACCTAAAACGCTATTACTTGTTCATTACATACATTGTAACTTCAAAGCCAAAGCGCATTTCTTCTGCTGTAGGTTTAGTCCACATAATGTTTCTCCTTGTTAAGATTAAATTATGTAAACAGTTCACGGGAGAGATGAATCAGGTCCCGCTTGAGTCTACCAAAATAAAAGTGCAACATTTCTGTTACACTCTTATTTAATACTATTATAGATTGTTTTTAAGAAAAATCAATAGTGAAAATCATTAAAACACTATAAGCCTATATTAAAACTAATTGCTATTTTTTCTCCGGCTGGTTGAAGTCCATTACCGTGTAGCATATCATTTTTAAAAATTAAAAGAGTTCCGGGTAAGCATTCGAAGGCAATTTCTTCTGCTGTAAATAAATTTGGATTTTGCATCTGTATTTTGTATTGCTTTGGATCATCATAAAAATGTAAAAAACAATTCTGTGGTGCTTTTACATAGTATACTCCTGATAATAAGCAATCTCCGTGATTATGCGGAAAGAGGAAATCATTTTCGTTACTAATATTAAACCACATTTTGTGAAACTTACACTCCTCTATCAAATGATGATCATAATCAAGAGTTTTCATAAATTCAATTGAATAATCAAATATAGATTTTGATAGATAATTTAATTTAGGGTCTTTATTAAGTGTATTAATAGTTTCTGCTGTTGAGTTAACATTTAGTGTATTTGATCTTTTAGTTTCATGTAATTCACAATAATTTTTTAGAACCTGTTCAGTTTCTGGGAGTTTATCTAAGTGTAGATTTGGTATTTGATATACTGGTTTAGGGAATAAAGAATGTAATTTTGGTTCCATTAATGTTATTTAACACATAAACATTCTGGAACCAAAGAAAAAGATTAAAAACCGCTAAGTGCTTTAATGCGTTCTAGTTCTTCTAGTTCTTCTGCGCCTTGTTCTTGTGCAGGTGCCATTCTCTCTACAAACTTACGAGCAACCTGTTCAGCCTGTTCGCCAAACTTTTTGCCAACCATTGTGCATACGCCTTCTGGACCTTTTGGAAAAGTTCCTGTAGCACTATCATAAAAAGATTTAATAAATTCTGCCACGCCTTCTAGTGTGTGTTCTTCACCATCTGATGTCTTAAACTTGGTGCCTTTTTTAGCGCCTTGTGACTTAAGGTCCTGAACTTTTTTACTGAATTCATTACCTTCAGTTTCTTGGCTTTCCATATCCATAATATCGCCTGCAATATCACCGTGAAACTCTTGACTGTCAATTTCGTGTCTCACTTTATCAAAGCCATCTGTTTTAATCTTTTCAATATAGTCTTTGTAAATTGCATCAGCATATGCATCATCAGCATCTTTGCCGCCTGTTATTTCTGCTTCTAGTTGTTTAATACATTCTTCTTCGCTATCGCAGTTTGAAATAATTTCCATTCCGCCTGTAATTGCCATATCCCAAGCATTGCCGCCTTCTGCAACCTCAACTGATTCTTCTTTGTTTAGTAATTCTTCTTGATGTTTTTTAAGTTCTTCAATGCTATCAAACTCGCCTGTAATCTCATTGTCTTTAACGCTATAAAATTTTCCATCTTTATTAATAGCAGCAAGTCCATACTTGTTCATACCTTTGGACATATCTTCTTGTTGTGGCTCAACTTCATCTGCGCCTGCTGTTGGCTCATCAACCATATCACCAAAATCTAATTCGGCTAATACGTCTGGTGCATTTTCTTCAACCCAAGCCTTGACCATTGGACGAA